TCGAACCTTTGGACAAGCCGTTGTCGATCGCATTACAAGTGGCGTTAAAGTTTCCAAAACCTCGAAGATTGGCGAGCTCTCTTACGGATTCGCGTCTCAGCGTTTCTCGGGTGGAGGATCAACTAAAGACCTCTGGGCAGGTTACGAATTCGGATCTAATCGTTATCGTCAGTTCCCACGACGCACCCCACGCAAGGGGCGAGGAAATTCTGGCTATTTCATTTATCCAGCACTTCGCAAAATTCAGCCTGAACTAGTGAAGAAATGGGAAGAAGCGTTTTCAAAGATTTTGAAGGAGTGGGATAAATAATGGCTGGAAGTAGAACGCTTAAGTTATCCATTCTTGCGGACGTTGATAACCTAAAAAAGAATTTAGATACGGGTTCAAAAGAGGTTGAAGGCTTTGGCGGTAAGCTCGAGAAATTCGGCAAGGTCGCTGCCGCTGCTTTCGCTGCTGCTGCCGCTGCGGCTGCTGCTTATGCTGGCAAGTTAGCCATTGAAGGCGTTAAGGCTGCCATTGAAGATGAAGCCGCTCAAAAGCGTCTCGCCACAGCTCTCAAGAATGTCACCGACGTCACCGATGAACAAATTGCTGCTATTGAAGAACAGATACTCAAGACCTCACTCGCCACCGGCGTAACCGACGACAAACTTCGCCCAGCGCTCCAGCGATTGACTGTCGCTACAAAAGACGTTACTAAATCCCAAGATCTTCTCAAACTCGCTTTAGATATTTCAGCTGCAACCGGCAAAGATGTCGAGTCGGTTTCTAATGCCCTTGCCAAAGCATACGAAGGCAATAATGGTGCTTTGACTCGTCTAGGTGTAGGCATCACCGCAGCACAAGCCAAGACTTTAGGATTTGAAGGCACAGTCAAGCAATTAGCCAGCACTTTTGGTGGAGCGGCTCAAACCCAAGCCAATACCTTTGAAGGTCAGATACAGCGTCTAAAAGTCGGTTTTGATGAAGCCAAAGAATCCATCGGGGCAGCTCTTCTACCAACTTTGCAGAAACTTCTGGATTACTTCATTAACACAGTTATTCCAAAATTCCAAGAAGCCAAGTCTGCGGCTATTGATCCGATTGTGAAAGCCTTCAAAAACAATGAAGAAGCCTTGCGCGATTTATGGGAATTCACCAAAGACTTCATCGTTCCCATCTTCACAGGCGCTTTAATGACTGCTATCAAAGGTGTCGGAACGGCTGTCGGCGGCGTCGTCAATATCATTGGAACTGTCGTTACAAAGGTTAAAGGATTGGTGAACGATGCGATTAACGCAATCAATGCAGTTATTCGCGCTTACAATGCGATTCCAATTTTGCCAGATATAAAAACAATTCCTACTCTTGGCACAGGCGCATCAACTGGCCCAATGGGTAATATTTCAATGAGCACCGGTGGCGCTTCAACAACAACGCCAACTCCTAAGATTCCAGCCATTACAACAACGACAACGACCGCAACGCCAAAGGTCACAGCAACAACTGGAGTAATGCCAACTTATCCAAGTGGCGGCCCTGCTGGCGCACCAATCACAGTCGGAAGCCGCTTTGATGTGGCAGCCGCTCGAGCTGGTGAAGAAAAGGGCAACGTTGTTATTAACGTTAATGCTCCGAGCGTTATTGACGAAGAAGGCTTCACTCGAGCAGTCGTTTTAGCCCTAAACAATTCCACTAATCGCGGCACAACTGGCGCTGGCGATCTCAGGACTAACGCCCAAATCCTATGACAGCTTGGACACCCGTCTGGCGAATTAAAGCCAATGGCACAGAGGTCACTTCAGTCACTCTGGCTGACCTTCAAATTACAACAGGCAGAACCGACATCAACTCGCCTACCCCTGCTGGTTATTGCTCACTTCGCCTTATTAACACCGATAACACAGTTTATCCATTCACAGTCAATACTTCGATACTTATTGAAGTTCAGAATAGTTCAGCGACCTATGTGCCTATCTTCGGCGGTCGTATCTCAGATATTCGCCAAGTCGTCACCTCAGCTGGTAACGCTGCTGCAGTTACAACGATTAACATCACAGCCATTGGCCCTCTAAGCAGATTACAAAGGGCAACCTTTGATGGCAACCTAGCCGAGGGATTAGACGGCGCACAGATACAAGATTTGCTCGATGATCTATTGCTCAACTCTTGGAACGAAGTCCCAGCTGCCGAAACTTGGAATACCTATGATCCGACAGAGACTTGGGCTAATGCTGAAAATATTGGCTTAGGTGAAATTGATGCTGGTGAATATACGATGGTAAGCCGCCAACTCACCGACGCGGTAATTTCCAATATTGCCAATCAAATCGCTTCCTCAGCTCTTGGATATTTATATGAAGATGCCAATGGCCTTATCGGTTACGCTGACGCAAGCCATCGGCAGGATTACCTTGTGGCTAACGGATACACCGACCTCGATGCCAATCAGGCAATTGGCGCAGGAATTGGAATTGTCCAGCGACAGGGCGAATTAGCCAATAAAGTCATTATTGATTACGGCAACAACTTTAATAGCCAATATATCGCCCAAGACGCTGACTCACAGGCCACTTATGGCCTTTATGCCGAGCAGTTCTCAAGCTATGTCAAGAACGCGGCAGACGTCGAAGATATGGCGGATCGAGTAATACAGCTTCGCGCCTATCCTCGCTACCTATTCCAATCCATCACCTTTCCGATTCAAAACCCAGAGATGGACAACGGCGACCGCGATGCGCTTCTCTCTATCTTTATGGGGCAACCGATTCGCATCACTAACCTTCCGCCGCAATTTCTCGGCGGCGAATTCACCGGTTATGTCGAGGGCTGGACATTCAGAGCCTCAGTCTCGGGCCTTTCAATAACGCTTAACGCTTCACCAACAGAATTCTCGGCAGTCGCCCAAAGATGGAATCAAGTCAATGCGGCAGAAAGCTGGAATAGTGTGCTTAATACCCTAGAATGGCAGGACGCGATTGGAGTGATTAGTTAATGGCAACAACAACGAATTTCGGGTGGGAGACGCCCGATGACACCGACCTAGTAAAGGACGGCGCTTTAGCGATTAGAACGCTCGGCAGCGCGATAGATACCTCGCTTGTTGATCTCAAAGGTGGCACAACCGGACAGGTGCTATCCAAGACTTCCAATACCGATATGGACTTTACTTGGGTCACTAGCGATGATGCCAACGCCATTCAGAACGCCATCGTTGATGCCAAAGGTGATCTAATTGCCGCTTCGGCAGCAGACACACCAGCCCGTTTAGCAGTCGGCTCAAATGGCGACACACTTGTCGCGGATTCTGCCGCTAGCACAGGACTTCGCTGGCAAGGTAATTATGCGGCTGGCAAAAATGCCATCATAAATGGCGATTTTTTTATTAATCAAAGGGGCTTCTCAAGTACGACAACTTCGGGCATTTTTGGTTTTGATAGATGGTTTGTTAGCAATACTGGCGGTACTGCGACATACTCAGCACAAACTTTTACATTAGGAACTGCTCCAGTAAGCGGTTATGAAGGCAAAAATTTTGCCCGCGTTATTACATCTGGGCAATCCGCTGCTAGTGATGTGACTATTTTTAGACAATATATCGAATCCGCAAGAACTTTTGCTGGCAGAACAGTAACAGTTTCTTTTTGGGCAAAAGCAGCGAGCGGAACTCCAAAAGTTGCTGTTGAGTTGGCTCAATATGGTGGAGATTCTGGCGGGTCAATTGTTAATACTTATGCTGGTCAAGTAACTTTGTCCACTTCTTGGGCAAGATATTCTGTTACCGCATCAGTTCCTTCTCTGAGCGGTTTTACATTTGGAACTGTCAGTAATGATGCGTTACGTTTGAATTTATTTTTATCTGCTGGTTCTGATTTTAATACTCGTACTGGTTCTCTCGGGATTCAATCAGCAACATTTGATTTCTGGGGCGTACAGGTAGAGGCTGGCTCAGTAGCCACCGCGTTCCAAACGGCAACTGGCACAATTCAAGGCGAGTTAGACGCGGCTATGAGATATTACCAAAGATTTAATGCTCAAGCCTATACAAATTTTGGAATTGCCAATGCCCCTTCGACTACGGCTGGCTCTACAAGTGTTCCTCTTTTGACCGCAATGCGAACTACTCCAACCTCAATAGATTATGCTGGTTCTATTCGCCTAACTGACCAAGTGGCGAATTTTGCCGTAACGGCTTTAACGTTAATAACTGTGGAATCGTCTCCACAAAGATTACAAGTGACAGCAACTTCTACGGGATTAACCCAATACAGAATGTATTTTTTGAGCGCCAATAATGACGCAACGGCTTATTTAGGAGTAAGTGCTGAACTATGACAAATGTCGAATTCATTGAAATTGAAACATTATCGGGCATTGAAACTCACGCCATCATTAATCGAGGCGATGGCGAATTTACTTCAATGCCTAAGGCAGTATGGGACGAACTAGAAGCCGCCAAAGAAAACGGCACAATCTCGTAGGAATATGGCGAAACTTTGCAAAGCTGGGCAACAGCTTCGGGAGCAAGTAGACGATGATTATCCTGATCGCGATCGTAAGTCTGACGGCTGGGTGGCTGATGCTCGTCACGTTGCCAAAGGCACTTCTGACCATATTCCAAGAAACGGAATCGTTAGAGCTTTAGATATAGACGCCAACCTTAATGCGCACCCCGAAGAAACTTATGCGCTGGTGGAAAAGATTCGCAAGTGTGCCAAGCGCGGCGATAAGCGCATTAAATATATTATTTATGACGGCAAAATTATGAGTCCAATATTGGGATGGAAGCGTCGCAGATACAAAGGGGCTAATCCACATAAATCTCATTTTCATATTAGCTTCACAACTTTGGGAGATAACGACTCAAGCTGGTTTAACCTCGAAGGAGACAATAATGAGCGACCTCAAGAAGATGGCGGAAAGTTGGGCCAAGACCTTCCTAGCAACAGCACTCGCAACTTATCTCGCGGTGGGTTGGGATGTCGATGCGATTGCAAATGCGGCGCTGGTCTCAGTCTTGCCTAGCATTATCAACTGGCTTAACCCTAATTACGAGCGTTACGGCAAAGTCCGGTAATGGATGCAAATACCATCGCTGGATTCGTAGCTTCGGTTCTCGGATCAATCGCCCTACTTATCGCTGGGCTTCGTTAC